GCCTTTCCGGGAAATGCTTATTTGTTCGCTGGTTTTCAGGCTGGATGACGGCGCTTATTCGTCCGTTGTCGGGCTGGAAGGGGGCGTCAATGACGACTAAAGACGTGATAGCATTGATTGCAAAAATGCTGAAACCGCTGAATATCCGCTGCCTGAATCTTGTGCGCCTGGGCAAAGTGCTGCTGGTCAAAGCCGGGCGCACGCAAAGCCTGCAAGTCCAGACGGCCGGCCGCGAAGTAGTGGAAAACGCCAAATTTATTGAGCCGTACGGCCTGACAAGCAACCCGTTGTCAGGGAGTGAATGCATTGTCCTTAATATTCAGGGCAACCCCGGCAATCCGGTTGTTATCAATGTCGGCAGCCGCCAGTTCCGGGTTCAGGGGTTAAAACCCGGTGAGGTTTGCCTGTATGACAATTCCGGCAGCTTTGTCCACTTAAAAAACGGCGGGAATATTGACGTTCATTGTGAAAATGAACTGTCAGGGAATTGCAAAAGTCTAAAATTGACCGCCCAAACGGCAACCATAACCGCCCAAACGGTCAATCTGGGAGGCGAAGGCGGACAGCCGGCGGCGTTTGTCGGCTGCGAGGTTGTCGTTGACCCCAACACCCACAAGGGAACGATAACCTCCGGTTCAACTGTTGTGAGGGTAAAACAATGATTAACGTTCGCGAGCTGGATATAAGCACCATTGAAGACGAAACCTTAAAGGCAATCGTTATCTGCCTGTTTACCGACGCCAAAGTTGATGACGCCGAACTGCCGTCCTACCTTGACCACAATGCCGGCTGGTGGGGCGATGCCTTTGAACTGACGATTGACGGCAACAAAAAGGCAGTTTCGCTCGGTTCCAAACTGTGGACGCTCAAGCGCGAGAAGATAGAAAACGGGCTTGACAAGACGATTGCCGACTTTGCCCGCCAGGCTCTGACGCCGCTGATTGACGCCAAAATCATTGCCGAGCCGGAAATTACTTCCGTTATATCCGGCAGCCAGAGCCGGCTGACACTGAAATTTGCAGACAGAACCATAGATTTTGAAGGAATCTTGCCATGAGTTTTACCGTTCCAACCTTAAAAGAGCTGATTGACAAATGCGAGGCAGCCTACAGCGCTTTGATAACCGTCAAGGAAATGCCGGTTTCCGAACAGCAGGTCAAAGCGCGGATTCTCGCCAATGCTGTTAACGGCTTGTATGAATATATCGCCTATCTGGGGCGCCAGATTATCGTTACAACCGCCGAAGCCGAATATCTGGAAGCCCATTGCGCGACTAAAAAGATTTTTCGCAAAACCAAAAGCAAGGCCAGCGGTACAATCAGCGTTGACGGAACCATCGGCGCCGTTATTAAAGCCGGCCAAACCCTGACCCGTGCGGACGGTATGTCCTATAAGGTAACGGAAGACGTGGTTTTGGCAGCTGTCAGCCAGGAAGTCGGCGTTGAATGTCTGACCGCCGGCACGGCCGGAAACTGCGAAGCCGGAACGATTTTGAACTTCGCTTCCGCCATTCCCGGCGTTAACAGCAGGGCAACCGTGGTTTTAATCGGCTCCGGCGCGGATGACGAAAGCGACGCCGACCTGTTGACCCGCTATCTGGTGTTTATGCAAAACGTCTATTACGGCGGCGCCGATTCCGACTATGTCAAATGGGCGTTGTCGGTTGCCGGCGTCAATAACGCCTGGGTAGAGGGCTGCGTTATGGGGCCGGGCACGGTTACGGTCTGGATTATGACGCCGCACGGCTTGCCGGATAAAATCCTTTGTCAAAAGGTCTGGGAATACATCGAAACCGTCCGCCCAGTCACTGCAACCCGCATATTTGTTACCGGGCCGAACGCTAAAAAGGTAACGATTACCATCACCGACCTGGAACCGGACGACGAGGAATTGAAAACAGCGATTGAAGCGGCGCTGGCAAAATACTTCAACGGGCTGAAAAAAGGCGAGGACGTCAAGGTCAAAGACGTTTATGCCGCCATTTCCACCGTTTCCGGTATAGAAAACTATCATATTGACCTGACCGAAGACATAGAAGTTGCCGATACGGAAATCGCAGTGCTGGAGGAGGTAATATGGGCGTAAAGGGAACTCCGGAGAATTACCGCGCCGCCTTAAAGGCTCTGCGTCCCCGCGGCGTCATCTGGGAAGTGGAAGAGGGCAGCGTAACCGACCGCGAAATTTCGGTAGAAGCGCAAATGCTCTCCGAAGTCCATATCCGGGCGGAAAAGCTGCCGGTTGAAGCCAACATTGCAACCACGCACGAACTGCTGGAAGAATGGGAAGACGTGTTTGAGCTGCCGCACGAGGGAAGCTACGAAGACCGCATTCTGGCGTTGCTGGCAGCCAGCAGCGAGGGCTGTCAGACCAAAGCGTATTTTACCGATTTGTGCGCGGTTGCCGGGGTTTTGGTTGAAATCCGCGAACATTGTCCGTTTATGTTCGGCGATTCGGAATGCGGCAGCTGGCACGAAATCGGTCCCGAAGAAATAATTTTCTACTGGGATGTCATTATTAAGGAGGGCACCGACGCCGCCGTTGCCAAAATCACGGCGTTGCTGACCAAGTACAAGCAGAGCCACACGGTTTTAACATTTATTGACGAGAGGATAAAATAATGGAATTTGTCAAACCGATTAACCGCGACGACTGGGGCGACCCGGATCCGGCAAACAAGATTCCGGGAGCCGTGCCGCCGGCCAAAGCTTTCTCGCAGACGATGACCGAAATGGTCAACGTCATCACAAGCGCCGGCCTGACGCCGTCTGGAGAAGACCTGACCCAGTTTGACCAGGCGATTAAGGCTTTGGTGCAAAAGAAAGTTGACGAGGCCAATATGCTGGCCGTTTCCAATACGGTCTATCAAAGAAATATAGGCGATTTCATTTTTACCAACAATAAAATGCGCGGCACCAAAGCAACCGGCAGCCTGAACGGCGCGTATGAGTGCAACGGCGACGAGTTCAGCGAAACCGATTTTGAAGGCGAAAGCACCCCGTATCAGTTGCTTGTTGCCGGCAATTTGCCGTCGGTTACCTATGCCAAATATGCCGAAATTCTGAAGAAATACGGCAACTGCGGTTATTATGCGCTTGATACGGCGGCTAAAAAGTTCAAAATTCCGACCATCAAAACCGCCTTTCTGCAGGCCGGCACGCCGGGCGAGTTCAAAGAAGCGGGCATTCCGAATATTGCCGGCGAAATAACTTTCGTTCAGCGCGCTTACAGCACAAGCGACCCGATTCACGGAACCGGGGCGTTGGATGCCTCCACGCCGTACACAGACCAGATTTTATTCCGTGCCGGCGGCGGTTGGGGCGGCTTCGGAAACTGGAAACTTAAATTCAACGCTTCCAAAAGCAGCGCCGTCTATGGCAAGAGCTCAACCGTACAGCCCCCGGCCGTTTGTACTCGGGTTATGGTTCAGCTGGCGAACGAAATTGACAATGCGACATCGCTGGAAAAATATCTTGACCAAATCAAAGAAGCGCAAAAAACGGCGTTAAACACCATCACGCAAACGGCGCAAAGCGAAAAGACGGCAGCGGTTGAAGCCATCAATACCGCAGAAACGGAAGCCTTGAACGCGGTGGAAAGCCGGGAAACGGAAGCTTTGGGCAAGCTGGCCGCCAAGGAAAGCGAAGTTTTGGCCAAGTTTGAAACTGAGCAGAACGACCTCAAAACGTATGTGGAAATTGCGGTTGAGCCCAAATATGATGCTTTTGAAACGGCAATTGCCACATCGGAAGAAAAAATCCAAGCCTTAACGGCGCAAAATACGACTGCCGACGGCAATATTGCCGAACTGACGGAACAAAACGAGTTGGCCGCGGAAAATATTGAGGCGCTGACAAACCTTAACAATACGGCAGCATCCACCGTACAGACGGTCACCGAAAAGGCCGCCGCGGCTGCCGCCAGTGCCGAAGCGGCGGAAAACGCCAAAACTGCCGCCGAAACGGCCGTTAACGGGTTTGATGCCCACGTTGCGGAAAAAAAGGCCGAAGCCCAAACCGCTGTAGCTGAAGCCGAACAGGAGGCGGAAACCGCTTTTGACGCACATGCCGCAACCAAGCAGCAGGAAGTTGACGCTTCTGCCGCTGAAGCTGTCGAAGCCGCAGAAAAGGCCAAACAATACCGGGACGAGGCGCAGGAAATAGCCAACCTGCCGAATGCGACCGAGGAAACGCGCGGCATGGCCAGAATTGCAACGACGGCAGAAGTAGAAGCCGGCACTAATGACGAAAGCTTCGTTACCCCGGCAAAACTCAAGCCGGTTGTTTCTCCGCTTGCCAAAACTGCCGACCTGACCGCGCATACCGGCAATAAGTCAAACCCGCACGGCGTGACCAAAGCGCAGGTCGGGCTTGGCAACGTGGACAATACCGCCGACGCCAACAAGCCGGTTTCTACGGCACAGAAGTCCTATGTCGACAACTTCCAGCCGGCCATAACAACCCTGACGGCAGCTTCCGGCACGCTGACGCTGGCCGTTAACAAGGTCTATTCGGCGGCAATTACCGGCAATACGACGTTTTCGCTGCCGACACCGGGCAATAAAAACGTATTTAACCAAATCAAGGTCATGCTTAAAGTTACCGGAACGCCGACCATAAACTGGGGCACGACGCAGTTTTTCAACAAGGCGACCCCGGAAATAGAGGCCGGCTGCTACGACGTTTATTTTGACTACGACAACAATTTGAGCGCCTGGGTTTGCGGCGCAATGCCGAAAGGAGCTGCGGCATGAGGCTGAACAGCGAAAAAATGCTGATGGGCGGTGTTTGTTTTGAACCGGTAACGTTTACCGCGTCAGATTCTCTGCAACAATGGAAAATTCCCGCCGGTGTCAGAAAAATCCATGTCGACTGCGTTGCCGCAGCTGGCGCAACTTCCGCGTCAAACTATGCCGGTGGCAAGGGCGGGCGCGTTCAATGCGATTTGAAAGTCAGTGCCGGACAGATTCTTTATATTATGGCTGGGAAAAAGCCTTCGGACGGCCAGCTGGCAGTTTATAACGCCTCGGATATTCGCATCGGCGGCACGGAATATTCCAATCGCGTTATTGTTGCGGGAGGCGGCGGTAGTGCCTCTTACGGCAACCGCGGAGATACCGGAGGTGGCGCTGCGGGCGGTAATGGCGGCGGCCTGACCGGCGCCGATGGTGATAATACCGTACACACGGCTGGCGGCAAAGGAGGAACGCAGACTGCCGGGGGGTCGGGCGGTGCCGCTCCCGGTTCCGGGTACCAAAACGAGGCAGGGAAGACCGGTTCTTTGGGGCTCGGCGGTGATGGCATAAAAGGCCCCGGAAATTACGCAAATACGCACAGCGGTGCGGGCGGTGCCAGTTATTACGGCGGCGGGTCAGGAGCGGCTTATGAATACTTCGGCACGACAATGGCCGCAGGCGGCGGAGGGTCGTCATATACTGCCCCGTCTTTGTGCAGCAGTGTCGTCCATACGCAGGGATATTGTGCCGGAAACGGCTATGTAACAATCTCAACGGCAAAATAAAGAAAGGGGAACAAAATGCTTGAAAACCGCAGAAATCTAGGGGGGGAGCGCTCTTGCCGAGCTTGTAGATAATTTTGACCTCCGGCGGAGGGCAAAATTATGCTGAATTTTTGGAGTAAAAAAACGATGATGGGCAATGCAAAAATAAAACCTGTAACATTCTCCGCTTCCGCTTCGCTGCAACAATGGAAAGTTCCGGCCGGTGTGCGGAAGGTTCACGTCGACTGCGCGGCAAGCCAGGGCATGAACGGCGGCAAGGGCGGCCGGGTACAGTGCGACCTGAAAGTCAGTCCGGGACAGATTCTTTATATTATGGTCGGCCCGGTTCCGTCTTCGCTGGACGCGGCGGCGTACAACGCCAGCGACGTCCGTATCGGCGGCAACGGATATTCCAACCGCGTTATTGTTGCGGGCGGTGGTGGCAATGCATCTTCACGAAATGCAACTGGCGGCGCCGGAGGCGGATTAACCGGAGGAGCGGGCAGCGCCCACGGAAACGCCGGAGCAGGACAAGGCGGCAGCCAGTCGGCAGGAGGCGCAGGCGGAACCTGTGTCCCCATCAGCATCGGACACAGTCACGGCGGCAATGCCGGTGTACAGGGAACGGGCGGAGCCGGCGGCAGTTGCGGCTATTGCGGTACTTGGGGCGCGGGTGGTGCCGGTTACTATGGCGGCGGGT